GTATGAACAGTGCTTGGGGTAAGGAGATGGTGGCTAAGATGAAAGACCCACGCATTCGTAAGCAAATTATGGCAGACTACCCAACAAACCAATTTGTTCAGGAATTGGGTAGACAGCTTGAAGGTGGTCAGTCGGCTTATAGCGCCACTATGGACAGAATGCAACGCATTGCGGATGCCCTCCTCAACCCCGGTGGGAGTGCGTCTAACGCTGCCACGTTGTCTGATGCCACCAAAACACCCCAAGGTGTTAAGGAAACTGCTGACACAATTGCCCTCATTAAGACAAGTGGTGTGGACGCGCTTAACAACTATTCCCCCACTTCAGAAACTGGAAGTAAGTCTGTTGTTGTAACGGCGCAACACTTTGTAATGAGTGATAAGGAATGGCCGTCGATGTTCCGTTCAGTTATGGGAGACACCTACAAGAACGTTCTTAAGAACACTCCTGAACGCATTGTAGAGTTTGAACAGTCGTTCAAGGGGCGTAGTGAGCGCCTTCTTACAGACACCATTCCGAAGGAGATTCGGACAGTGATGGCACGTCTTCCAGACAATAAGCTAATCATTAGGAACGGTGTTATTGGCCTTGAGAAAGACCCCACTACGGTAGATGAAGTGCAGGCACAAATCCAACTGTCTTCCATCCTATACAAAACCAACCAACTTCTTGCTGCACATGCAAAGATTAGTGGCACCAGTATGGCAGAGAAGTTTGTGAACACAATAACTCCTCCTGAGAAGCGCATTCCTGCGTCTGCTCTTAAAGGAAGTGTGTCCAGTGTCCCAACCAAGCCCATAAGCTCAACAGTCATTGAGCGTCCAATAGTGGAGGGTGATGATGCTGTTCCTAAGAACACGCTTAGGCTAGATGAATTGTCTATGTCCGAGGAAATGAAGGCAGAGTATGACAGGCAGACAACAGTTAGAGGTAAGGTTGAAGTGTTACAAAAAGCTGGTGTTGATGACGCTACTATTGAAGCTCTTGTTCGTCGCCCCATTGCTGACATCAAGTCTGGAAAAGCAGACTATTGGTGGGAACAATAGCATGGACTGGAAGGAACTGGCTAAAGCCTCTCCCGAAGAGCTACGCAAGGTTAAGTATGATGACCTTAGATTAGATGCGTTTGCTAATGAGGTTGAGAGGAAATACAATCTTCCTAGAGACTTGTTGGTGGCAGTTAAGAACGCTGGTGAACGTAGCAACACTGGTCAAGTGTCTGAGGACAAGGCTGAAGGGGTTATGCAGTTTATTCCTAGCACACGCAAGCTCTACCCACACGATGTAAACAACCCGTTTGCATCTATTGATGCTGCTGGTCGCTACTTCAAAGACTTGATGAAGATGTCTAAGGGAAACGTAAAGGCGGCTGTAGCACAATATCACGGAGGCACTAAGGAAAGACGGGCAGTGATGGCTGGTTCAGAACCATCTGGCCCAAAGACACGTGCCTATTGGGAACGTATGTCAACGTATATGCGAGAACGTTCTAAGACGTGGGAAGATGCTCCTGTTGCTTCAGCCAGCAATGTTCCTAAGAACACAGCAAAGACACACGATGGTTTGCCAGCACGTAAAAATGCTGACGGTAGCCACTCTACAGAAGTAAGCATCACTGTAACTGACCCACGACTTAACGATGGTAAACCTACAAATATCCCTTCACTTTGGGGCGGTAAAGAAGTTGATGAAGACACTGCTATAAAGAACGCACTTAATTCAGGAAACGCTTATAAATCATTCGGTTCTATTAAAGAAGCTGTAGATGCAGCTAGAGCTAAGAGCGCGGCTGGTGGAGCCAATGCCCCATCGTTCCAAGAAAACGATGCCGGTGCTGTCGTTGGAATGAGTGTTCATAAGAACGGAGAACCTCCTGTTGTTGCAGAACAGCCTGCTCAACCACCTACTGTAATGGCTGTTGCTCCTACACAGGAGCGTGTTCTTCCTGATGACTCTGGTGGCAGCAGACTTCCCTCAGTGGCGGAGAAGTAGTTGATAGTAGTGTGGCCTAACGTGTGTGTTGATATGGAGCTAGACCTTAGCAGGGAGTGGGGTTTGGTGCACAGGAATGTAGGTGGGGAAGGGGCACAACACGTGGTGGGAGATGAATATTGTTGGTGTTCCCCCGTGTGTGTCCATGTTGGTGAACACACACAGGAAGAACTTAAACCGCTTTACAACCCCTCAATCAACTAGCACGTTGAATTGAGAAGCCATACGCACCAATAGTGGCTGAGTGGTGGATGGTGTCCGTGCTATATCGTGCCATGCCCTTCTTAAACTGAGCATAGAGCCAAGCACGAATAGCTTTACGTGCTTCATCATACGTAGAAAACTTAGCGTTCTTAAGAACTTTCGGAACAGATTTATTACGTTTAATAATATACATACATTCTCCTTAATTAAACTTCGTCAAACGGCAACGAAAGCTGCGCAGGCTCTTTGTCAGCCTTTTCAGCGTCCGCTATTTCCACAACTACGCGATTAACGTAGTTGGCAAACTCCTCTGCTACAATGATGTAGCCATGACCCCTGAGAAAGTCGTAGAACGTTCGTGTGGCATCTGTCCACAGAATGTCCCTGTCTTCCACTTCTTTAGTGGTGCGGTTGAACACATACCCATTTTCGTCCACACTTTCTAAAACAAACGACAATCTATCCATTCTATTCTCCTTAGTTGGTTCTCTGCTAGTGAGTCGAACACTATTCTGTGGTTTACAAAACCACTGCATCACCACCAATGCTTGCAGAGACTATTGCTAACGCTTCAATCGCTCAATTTCACGCTCTACATACCACTTAGCCTTCTCCAAATCCTCAATCCCTCCCTTCAAATCAGCCCTCCAAATATACTTAATAGCATTCCCTAAACAGAAATTCATGTGTTCAGTTATTGCAATGCACTCAACACCACTAGGGTGTTTAGTGTAGTGCGCTGGATGGTTGACATTATCCCACTCCACAACTACCCCCTTCTCTTTTGACATATTTTGTAACAAAATCATTTTCAGATGACATCCAATACCACTTATACTTACCGACTGTCCTCCATCTCATTGTGTTTCTTGACATGATGAATTTGTCGTTGATTAAAAATCCTGCGTCTCCTAAATCTTTAACGACACAACCTAATTCTTCTAGTAGTTCTTTCCTACGAAGCTGATTAAACTTCTTCATCTGGTTGAGGAACTTGTGTCCATCAGCATCTTCAGCTAGAATTTTTTTGTGTACGTTATCAGATGGCTTAGACTCCACAACTTCCTCCGTTTTAGTATGTGACACAGAATTTTCCTCTGTCGTATGTGTGCATAAAGTCAAACATTGCCACATCACCAACTTCATCTAATAGTGTTTGAAGGTCTACGCTACGTGCCCACGCCTCGTCGAAAGGTATGACGCTTAGCGCGGCTACTGTACGAATTGCATCCTCCTTACTAAGTGCTACACTGTGGAAATAATCGTCCCTACTAGAGTGTGCAGGAGCAAATATAAAATATACATACTTTTTCTTAGGTTTTTTATACCCCACAGCTTCCTCCTTTACCAGTAATGTCACAAATGTCATTCTCCTGAAACACCACGCCTTTATGCTTGATAGCTTCCTCATAAGGCATTTCAGTGATTGGTTGTCCACCCCTGCTTCCATCTGGATAGGCAGTGAAGCCACGCAGTCGTGGTGCATATTTGGACAACACCTCTGCAAACTCGTTCACCTTATCGTCATTATTTCCAGCAGTCCCCCAAGCTGGCAGGTTGATGGTGGAACTAATTGACATGTCCACGTAGTCTTGGATGTCCGCCTGAAACTTAATGCGTTTCTCAAACTGGCTAGACAGGCTGTATGCCGTCTCAATCTTGTTAGGATTGATGCCGTCCTTAATGAGCATTTCAGCCGTAGCGTCTACACAATATTCATAGTGCCAACGTGTGCCCTCTTTCAAATAGCGTCGTTTATACGCCACAGCAAATAGCGGCTCAATTCCAGTTGTGGTTCCAGCCAATATGCCAATAGACCCTGTAGGGGCGATTGCACGATAGGCCACAGGGCGGCTAAGAAACAACCTATCGCAATGGTCGTTTGCACTTTTCTCACTCTCCTTTTCATAAACACTCAACCACTCATGCAACTCAGGAACTACTTCATACGTATAGTTGCGCTTAAGAAGCCACTCATGTATCCCCATAAGTCCGAGGCCCAACCTTCTGTTCTTTTCCCGAACATCGTAAACCTTGTCGTAGGGTAGAGACGCCCTAATTGTTCCGCACACCAAAAACTTACTAGCAAGAGACACAACATCACGAAACTCATCCAGATTAGCAATGGCACCAACATTAACCGACCCAAGATTACAAACGTCCGAATCATCTTCGGAAGTAACTTCTGTGCAAGCATTTCTAAGCGTTTCATTTTCCTTATCTCCAAAGTTGAAGCTAAACCCCGGCTCACCAGTAGACATAGCTTGTCTACAATTGTCTACAAACGTTTTGTTGGTAGCACGGTGTTTCGTGTTGAGCCACTTGTCGTCATAATTCAAACTGATGTTGGTCATGTCAAGCTGTGCAGGGAAGTTGAAGTCGGCGTTCTTAAGAGCACGAACATTCTCAGGCCAGTTCTTCGCCACCATAAAATCAGCCACATCATCATGTTGCCAGTTGAGAGAGGCATAGATAGCAGACCTCCTACTACCTCCCTGCAT